GCTCTTCGTTGTTGTTACCAGTTGGCGCAGCCTCTTGGTTGATTTCTTCTGACATAAACCCGCAGGGTAAATTTGTTTTTATATTAGCTCCACTTTACACGATTTGCCCAATATGCTGCACTTGTCTTGCCTTTTGCAATATTTTTGGCGTGTCTAGCCTTGAAACTACGGCGTTTTGCTTTGTCTGCTTCTGATTCTCCTTTTCTAGGTGGTTTAGTACTAGCCCCTTGCGCTCCAAATCGTATTAATCGCTGTTTACCACCATCATTGATAACAACAGCGTGAGACTTTCCCGACTTATGCCCCGGTGTTCTTATGGGTTTGTCTACGCCCTCGAAAGTATGCCCCCCTTTTTTTATGCTCATTTACCTATTTTCTCCTGTGCCATTCTATGCGCCCTTGAAAAACTCATACCCTCACGCATTTTTCTCACCATATAATTCATGTGCCTTTTGGTGTGATGTACCGAATGAGCCTTCAAAGTTTCTTTTTGTTTTTTTGTAAGTGGAGCCATTATCTTCTTTTATTATATCTTGCATATATCGCAGAATCGGCTGTTCTGGCTTTGTCTCCTCTCATGTAGCTGTTTACCCTACCCATCGCCCAAGCACCCATTGGGACGTTTCTGCTACCTGATGAAAGGTACGCGCCTTGACCTTTTCTGTAAACCTCTGCAAGTTCGCCATAAAAAAACTTTGTACCCTCAGCTTTTTTCTTGAGACTACTTTTTATTGCGCCGCTTAGTGGTTTTCTTCTTGCTTTTTGTGACATCTTGTTTAGTGCGTGAACGTGATACCGCAGCAATGTCTATGAACTCGCCACGTTTGTAGGCTTCAGCGGTACGCTTGATCTCTCTTGCTTTTGCCGCTTTGTTTCTAGCTCCCGAAAGATATTTCTTTGGTAGCCCGGTTTTTTTATCTTTTGCTGTACGCCTTAACTTAGGCATTGACAGCTTCCTCGATCTGAGCCACTAGCTTTTTATGAGTTAGTCGCTTATCAAGTTCAATACCAATAGTACGGCCAAACTGTTCTAACTGTGCCTTTGTCATATTTGCAAAGTCTGGCTTTTTAGGCATTGGACAAACTGGTTCGGGTTTGGGGTCAGTACTGTCAACAGAAAAAGTTAATGGGGTCATCTTTTTTTACCTCCTTTTTTCTTTTTCTTTTTACCACCCATTTTGTACATTGAAGCTGGCATTAGGAAACTCCGGTTTTTTCTATTATACCTAATTCTTTGTCATCAGCTTTTATTTGCTCTTGGCCTTCTAAAATCTCTACATTTTTTGCGTCAAAAAGATCAACCATAAAAATATACAAATCCATCGCAAAACAACTAGCCAGATTAAATTTATGCCCTACTGAGTTGTAAGCAAACTGAGATTCAAACTCAATATCTTTTCTAATCTCTTCACTACCAGCAAAAGAAACAAGACCGGGGGACGTACGCAAAGTTAGCGTTGCATTTTCTGTGCCTTCTGTGATTCGTAGTTTAACAGCCATTAATAAACAGTTCTGGTAAGGGACAAGATCATGTAAAAATGTTCCGGGTCTGCTTGGTATAAACGAAACATAGACTCGGGATCACTAAAATGTTCTACCCCCATACTAATCACTTCTGTAGCTGAGTCATATTCTTGCCCCGGTTTTAAACCTTTTGGCATCTGGTTTGCTGGTGTGCGATCTGCTGATGTTCTTTGTTTGTAAGGTCGGCCAACATAAGGCGCAATGAAAGTATCTGTTAAAACTGCCTCCCTAGATGCGTAGCCGTCCATTATTGTACCTTTCAGTTTTTTCGGACTTACAGGAAAGTCACTTTTTATCCTTTTTGTTCTAAAAGCTACTGCTAAATCTAAGTTTTTCTCCTCAAAACCCTCTAAACTATGGCCGATTTCGTGAAATAAAGTTGCTTTTGCGTCATTCTCTCCAAAATATCCTTCGCTGGTTGCTGGTACTTTAATTTTACTGAACTCAGTTCCCATGAACTCAGGCTGGTTATGCGCCCTACCTTTTCTAACCTGTACTGTTTTGATTTGATTTGAACGACCTTTTATAAACCTACCTTTCTTTGTTATACCAGCGCCGTTGAACATCAAGCCAAACTCCTCCATTTCGCTCTTTATTCTTTCCCTTGTAGCTTTCAAGTCACCGGTAAAATCTATCTGGTCTAGTGCGTTCTTAAGTTCTTTTCTTGTAACTGCTGAGTTTGCTATGGCTTCTTTCCTAATATCAAACATTTGTAACGTGCCTTGTTTTTCAATATTTCTGATTTTGGCTCTTTTTGTTGTTATCGCCGTTACGACTTTGTCGTATTCAACCCTAGCGTCAATACGTTCTTTCATGACGTATGAGTTATTGATCTTGTCAACTAAAGCGTTTCTTTTTACTCTTAAATCTGAGTGTTCCCGAAGTAGCTTTTTGTAATCTTTTCTGAAACCGTCTAGTTTCTGTAGTCTGCCTCCTACAATATCCTTACCCCTTGATACTGCAATCTTTGGTTGTTTTGTAGGCGCATAAGTTCCAAGTGCTGGTTTTCTTTTGATAGGCTTGGCCGTTACTGGGCGTGGCTGTGGCCCTACCGGGATGTTCTCAGGTTTGCCATATCTGTTTTTCAACTCCACTAATGAAACTCTGCTACCATCTGCCCTTACAAATTTAGAGAGCGCCTTTCTAGCGTCTTTTTCTTTGCCTACTAATCTCTCAAAGTATCTGAACGCACCTTCATATTTGTTTGTAACCGGGTTAAGTTTTCCTCCTAATATTCTTGCCTTAACTGCCTGTGGCTGCAAAAATAACCACTTTGCATAATCCATATTTGCAGATACCGGGCCATCTGCTGAAGCTCGCTTTCTGCCTGTGGGTGGTGGGTCGAAAGGTAAGTTGTCGTAGTCGATCTCAGGAATAATTGTTGATCTACAGTTGAAGTGCTGGGGTGGCATTGGCCCTTGTTCGTACTCAAATACCCTTCCATCTAAAGCACCACAAACAGCCGTAGTTCTGCTATCAAGTGTTGCCGTGTACCTGTATTTTTTTGTTATATCGCTGTTAGCCCGGTAAACAGAAAGTGCAGCATTATTAGAAACTTGGTTGATGCTAGTTCTGACAAGGGTTCTTACTTGGTTGATAGGTGGGGTCGTCATTATCCCGCCTTTTTGTGCCATTTGCAAAATATTGGCGTTATCCCCTTCTCTGCTATTACCAAGCAATCGGCGTGTAATCTGGGGCGTTGTTTCCCCGGTCAATAATCCATCTTGAACGGTACGTCTGAACAGTTGAACAGAATCCTCAGCGATCTTATCAAAGGCTTGCTGCACTATGTTTCCGTTGGGTAAAGTCATTATTGCACCTAGATTATCTGACAACTCCGACTCTCCTAAAAATGCTGCCAACTGTTTTCCAACAGCCCTTGATCTAATTTTTGTAGGGTCTACGCTTACAATAGATTCTGCAAACTTTGGCGATATTTCAATTCCATTAACTTGTATGTTTTGCCTCATACCCCTTGGTATGACTTGCGTTAGCTGTTTCTCAATAAACCCCGCCTGTACCCCGGCTAATCCTTGCAACTCCCTTACTACATTTGTATTGGCAAATTTTTTCCAGTTACTCAGACTTTTTTCTAGCTGCGCCACAATAGAACGTAATCGTGCAGCCCGGTAACTATCGCCCAAACCTTTGCGGTCTAGCTCGGCCAACTGCCGAACCGATTGGACACAAATATCTACAAACCTTTTTGAAACATCAGTAGAGACTTTATTTCCAAACCTATTAAGGTCAATAGCATTTCTATAAATGGCATCAGGCAAAGCCATTAGTTACGCCGCCTCTGGTTCGTCCTCTTCTTCCTCTGGCTCCTCTTCTTCCTCTGGCTCTGGTGGTTGCATTTCTGTTAACCCGCCAGTTTGTGTAGCCTCAATCTCCTCCTCAACGTCAAACTCGTCTCCTAGCACCTCGCCTTGGGTAAGTTGATCTAATAATGTTTTTTGTGTGATCGTTCCGGCAGTATAGAGTTGTAACAATGAATTTATTTCTTGTGGTTCTAGTCTGGTGCTTAAGAAATCACGATTAACAAAACTGCTACCAATCTCTGAAGTATTCAAGTATTGGGCGTGATAGGTCAAACAGTTGTCGATTAAGTCTTGCATCTGTTGGGCTACTACCATCATTGTGCTGTCTCCTTGGCTACGGTCTATCCTTTTGGCCTCTGCTGTTTCTGCGCTTAACTTCTGTCCTAATACCGCTGCTAACCCTAGCTCATTAATCTGTTGTGCAAGTTGGTCTAACCTTTGAAACTGTGAATCAAAGGACCTACCAGTTGGCTCAATGTACTCGGCTCTACCATCTGCGGGAAATGCAATCGCCTCACCGGGTCCCGCGCTTACTTCTTCAGAACTTTGGGGAAATCCAAAGAAACCTAGTAATGGTACAGCGGATATATGTAACTGGTTATCGAGATCGCTTTGTACTTGATACGCTTTGATGTTTAACTCTGCAATATCTTCTAATGGCGGCCTAGATTCCATGAGACTCACGCGGTTTGAATATGCAACTGCAAAGGGTATTTCAGAAGTTGTTGTAGTGCCTTCATCAAAAACTTTGTACCTTCCATCATCATTTTTTCTATGTATTTCATAGCGCCCCGGATAAAGTACTCTGACTTGTTCAATTAGCTTTTCGCCATACTCGCCGTCAGGTTCGTAGACCTTTTCCATAAGCCTAAGTTGCGTAAATGTAGTTTGACCGCCTCTAACTTCTGTTCTGTAGCCTAATATTTCTCTCGGTGTATAAGCTACCCAATATGGACGGCCATTACCTTCAGCCGGTGTATCAACTAGGACCCCAACGTGTCCATAACGAATCATTTTTCTAGCTGTTTCATAAGTCCAGATATTCAAATCATTACCTTGTAGGTCAACATCAAATAGCTGTTCTCTTATGGTGTCGTTTACATCTTGCAATCTAACTGGCTTTCTTGTGAGCATACCCGCAAGCATACGTTCAAGCCTTTGAAAGTAGGGCGGGCAAGTACTCCTAGCTAATCTGTTTTCATATGAATCGTCTTGCTCTCGTGGTTCTTGGGGTAAGTAGCGCCTGTGTTTCATGCGTACTGAAAATGTCCCCCCGGCTAAATCCTCTATAAGTAACCAATGCGGTTCTTGGTTAAACCAAGTTGAACTAGGGTCGTTAACATCAGTTGTTACCCCGGTGTTTCCCCTGCTGTATTGTCTGCCGTAACCGCTATACACAATAAGTCTCCCTAGTTTTAATTACATAGTAGTTCATTAATACAATCGAACACCAGTTCCACGACCAGAACGTGCATGAAGTGGGTTGAACTCCCGCCAGATCAGATAACCTAGCGCGTCATTCATGTGATCGTACCCGGCCTCCTTGTCTGGCTCGCCCTTTTCAGTATATGATTGCAACTCTAAACATTCAATCATACGTTTGCAACTGGCATTGATTTGTAAACGTACTTTCCCTTTTCCGTTACATAACAAACCCTGTACGGCTGTGACTCTATCGCGTATTGGCGGGTTGCTTTTTGCTGATAGATTAGTGAAGCCATAGGTTTCAAGAATCTGTATATCTGTTTTGCTTGCATTTGTAGAACGATTCCCTCCGCTTGCGTCAGGATAAACATAAATCTTACTGGTAGGGTAGCGGCGTAGTATTTCTTGGGCAAGTGTGTCCGTATCATGTGCAGATACAATCTCATCAATTATTAACAATTCATCATTTAATTTAACTCCTACAACAGCGCTCATATTTCCAATATTGAAGTCTACCCCGATTCTCAAAGGCTCCCGGGAATAATCAGGTATTGAATTAATTACATTATCAGCCCTAACGAAACGGTCATATACTTGCCCGGTTGTGAGGTTGGTAAACTCTCCGTTAAGGTAGGCTTGCAACATACTAGGGTCGTAGTTGCTTTGCATTCTTTCAATAAAATCTTCTGGTAAGTGTGGATTATCTTGTGTTCTCATTCGTATTAGTTTTCTGTCCTCCCTTTCCTTTGCATCTTCAGAACCGAACGTATTCCACATCCATCTAAAACCCTCTGGGGTGCTTGCAGCACAAAACTGTCTCACATTACCGGCCCTTAACCTACCAAGTATTTTGGGAAAGGCTCTATCGCAAACTGTTGGGGCTACTGTATCTATTTCATCTGCCAACACGAAAGCTAAATTTAATCCGATTATGCGTGACCAGTTTTCAAAACTTCTGCATAGTATCTTGGTATCTCCTCCCGGTAGGTGCAAAATATACTCGGGTAACGGACTAGCTCTAAATGTGTAAGGTATCTCATAATGCTCTAAAAACTGTTCAAAGTCTGTTTGCCATATATCACGAATCAATGGGCCGGTTGGCTCCATAACAGCCCCGGTAAATCCTACGTTAAGTGCAGCTAGTTTCACACAAGCCGCGCATAATGCCCTAGTTTTCCCAGCACCATAACCAGCCGAGAGTCCCAAGATTTCAGTAGAGTTATCATCAAAAAAGGCCCTTTGTGGCTCATGTAAGTCGTTTCTTATCCTATCTAGCAATACATCAATATCAACCGAAATACCAGCAGAACCGGGGCGATCTAATACTGAACCCTCCCTAGAAAGTATGCTCATGTAGTTATTTGGGCTATTTTAGCCATTGCATTTATACACCCCAAAGCAACGTGTAATTGGTTGTTATTTCTAGCCTCTTTTTGCAGCGTTGAAAGCTGGCTTAAAATGTCCGCGGTAAATTGCCTTCTGTCAATGTCAAAATCTTTCTTGAGAATGATACGTGCGTCTTGGATATACTGCTCTGTCTGTCTTAACTTCAACCCCCACTCAGCCGCGGTATATTTTATTATTTCTGACCGCGTTACGCCGCGTGAAAGTAACGCTGCAATTCTGTAAGTTCTATAATCTTTTTCTGATTGGGTGGCTTTCTTTTTTTCCACTAGGTTAATTTGTTAAAAGAGTCGAGGGCGTACCATACATGAGAGTTACGGTAGCCGCCCTGATAGGTAGGAATAATCGGCGTAACTCCGTGACGATTGCGCCAAGCCGGGTAAACCAATAATGAATTATCAGTTTGGTCAAAGGTAGCGTTGTAATCAGGTACATGAAGATTACCCCCTTTGCTGTTACGCCTTTTGGTAATTATCATATTTATAGCACCTTTTACGTTGGCGTGGTCTTGATGAACTGGTGCGGAAATATTGCAATTAGAAATCGTAGATGAAAAATTATTAGCAAAACGCCATTGTTCTGGTATCCTTTCGCGTATTCTCATAAGGTGTGCATCTGCAACGGTTGGAATAAATTTTTTAACAAGTTCAAATGATTTAATACCAGCAACGTGCATTGCTTTTGCAAAAATATTGGCACTTTTTACAGCATGAACTGATGACCGAGTAGCGTATGGCCTTCTCATGTGTGGTTTTGGTGGGCAAGAACCGAGAATAGTTGAATACTGTTTTACCTCAGATTCCTCATCATGCAAACCGCTAGAACGGCGCATATCAGATTTAGGAACTCTTTTTGTCTGTATCTCCCGGTCTGCAATATTAACTAAGTTCTGCAAATCATCAGGCAAAGTTTTTATAAATAAACCTACCGGGGTTCCATCTGGGTCGATCAAAACACAATCATCAAAGACGTTAGGCTCAAAACCTCCTACAGAGTCGCCGATCTTAAGGGGCGATGTAACAGGTTTCAGGATTAGTTCAGGTAGTTTCATAATGCAAAACAATAAACCATAGAGTTTTTAGGAAACCAAGTAGCACCCCAAAATGTAACGTCCCTTTCAACATAGTGCAGAGACTTATATTCTGCTTCTACCCGGTAATTTGCTTTTTGTTTGTCGATCACATTCCAAAGTTTTGGTATGTATGGGTCATAATCAAAACTCCATTCATAAACAAGTTTCTTAAAAGTTGCCATACTATGCGTCAGGATAGGGATTTCTGCGCCTTCTATGTCCATTTTACAGTTGTCGGCTAGGTTAGCTTGCGTATCAAAATTTATACAAGGTACTTTTATGCCTTTTTTCCTAATACCTTTGTGCATTATCGAGTTACGCCAAACCCCGCCGTTAGGCCCGATTGTTAAAATTGTAGACTTTCTTTCATCATGGACTAGGGCGGCTTCTTTTATTTCTACTGCATTTTCAAAACCGTTTAGCTTTAGGTTTTTTTCTATCATTTCGCAGCTATAGGGGTCAGGCTCATAACAAACAGTTGTTGCACCTTTAGAGGCTGCTAACAGTGAAAAAGCACCTACATTACCGCCACAATCAAGCCACGATTCATTGGCCTTAATGGTCATTCCTTTTTTTTGGTAACAATCTTGTTTAAGTACTTCTATAAAAGTTTTGGCATCAGAAAAACCCTCCCGGTAAAAAAATTTAATACCGTTTATTTCTCCTTGGGATAGTTTCATTTAAGGATTTGTTCTAATGCTTTAACTAGCTCTTCGCCTACATAGATTCCTTTTTTTCTAGCACCTGCAACTATAGCTTTGGCGTGTTCGTAATCCTCGGGCCTAAACTCAATCTGAATTGCTTTGTAGACATTGTTTGCTAATGCGTCAGTTGGGTCCTCGAAATCGTCCAAAGAACCGTAGTCAGGTTCGTCTGCAAAAGTAGGTATATCGTCCCCCCAACCTAGAAGTGAAAGGTCAAAACCATTTTCTGATAGCTTTTCTAGTTCTACCTTTAATAGGTCATCGTCCCAAGACGAGTTAAGGGCCAGTTGATTATCTGCAATAATGTACGCTTTACGTTGCTCTTCTGATAGATGAGATAGGGTAATTGTTGGAACTGAATCCATTCCAATTTTTTTTGCTGCAGTTATCCTCCCATGACCAGCAATTACATTACCGGTATCGTCTATAAGTACAGGGTTTGTAAAACCAAACTCTTTTAAAGAATTAACTAGCCTTTCTATCTGGACCTCGCTATGTACCCGAGGGTTGTTTTTGTATAAGGTTAGATCAATTATTCTTGATTGCTTTATATGCTCTGGGGCTACGATTGGGTAGCTTGGTGTTTGGGTCATAAGTCGAGGTGTATCTGTTCTGAGTTTAACCCTTTTTTCTTAGGATAAAACTCTACAGGTCTAGGCTGTAACCAAATACGCTTGCCGTTTATTATTCTGTAATTGCATTTTTGTAATGGGTCGTAGACAATGTAGTCTTTAGAGAGTCGGTAAGATAGTCCTTGCATTTTTCAACTGTTCTTTTACTTTTTGGATTTCTTGGGGTAGTTCTGCTTTTTTATTTTTTAGGTTTTTCTGAATTAATTTATTCATAAGATTGGCTGTTTCCTTCCAAGCCTTTTTTCTCAGATTGTGTAGTTCTCTTACTATGTCTTTGTCAATATCTACTCCTACATTGTTTCTAATCTCGCCATCGCCATTTCTGAAACCATGTGAGACTAATTTAGCCTCATCATCATAAACTGGGTAGACCGCTTCGCAGTAGCAGATAATTGCAAGATCACACCCGGCCATACGTCTACCATTCTCTTGTCTGTCGTAATCGGGTAAAAAATTGTTAATTAGTCCGTCAGCGTTATGGACTATGCCGGAATCGTTGCAAGCGTGACAGTTGTAATTTGGCGCTCTGAATGTAACATCACGATCAATAGCGGCTCTTTTGTAAGGTTTCATGGGGTGTTAGAAAGGTTGATCTTTGGATTTGTTTTTCAACCAAGGTTTTAATTTTGATTGATTTTCTGGTTTCCGCAACTCTAAAAACTGTTCATATTGACCTTTGCTAATCCATCTGTGGCAATCAGGAAACATAGGACACCATTCATCGTTTCTAAATTTTTTTATGCGGGCCTTAATATCTGCTTCGAGACATTCGGGTAATTTTTCTTTGGTTTTTTTATCCAGCTTCTGCCATTCGGTAAAGGCTGGTTTTTTTGATTGGCTGATACTTTTTTCAGCGTTCATGGATTGGTACATATTCCAAAAAAATTCAAAGTCTTTCGTATATGCGCCCTTTTTAGTTTTTTGTTTTAGTTTAGTTTGTTTTACTTCGGGTGTATGTGGTACACCGGGGGGGTGTATGTCAGCTACCGGGGGTGGTGTATCTGGTACACTGGTCGTTGAAATAGACCCCGGTTCAATACTAGGTTTTTGTGGGCTAGGTACTTTACATTCATGCCATACTGTTACCCGGTAGGCGTTTGTTTTTTGGCCGTGTTCATCGGTCCTCGATACTTTTTGTAGCCAGCCAAGACAGCAAAGTTGCTCAACAGTATGAATTACCTTAGAACGGCACATACCGGCATCTTGCGCGATTGTGCTATAACTGGGCCAAATGTTCGGGTAGTAGCTTTGCAGCACCCAAAGTACCGCTAATTGGTGTGGGTCGATTCTGCCCTTCAAGGCTGTAGGCAAAGATACGAACGGCGTATTCTCCGGAATGAAACTCATTATGTATTACTGTTTTATCGTTGAAGGTATTGAGGCTGCACCACAGGGTAGCAAGAGACACGTTGGAAATGGGCGTATGATCGAATCCAGTAAGAAAGTGAAACCATGGCGTGAGGCGGTAAGATTGGAGGCAAATAAAGTTGTCGGCGAGATTATAGAAGAACCAGTACACGTTGAATTAGTATTTTGGTTTCTGCGTCCGAAGTCTCATTTAAACGCTAAAGGAGAAACGCGGCAATCTGCGCCTAGATTTCCTACGTCAAAAAATAGGGGCGATATTGACAAGTTATGTAGGAGTACCTTAGATGCTCTCACATTATCAGCGTTTGCTGACGATTCGCAAGTGGTAAGTTTGCAAGCCCGAAAATATTACTGCGATAATAAAAAACCGGGTCCAAAAAAACCCGGCGCAATGATAACAATACAATCTACTGATCGAATATATGAAACGTATTTCTTGGGTCCTCTGTCCTAACTGTGAAATCTACACAATCCAAAAAGTTGTAAGTATAGTTGTAAATAAAGACTTCAAACAAATTAGGCGTAGGGTCTGTTTTGATTGCGGCCATAGGTGGTACACAATACAAAATCCAGAAAAAACTATTGATGATATTAAGGCAAAAAAATTATCAAAGGAGTTGCCGGGGGATAGATAAGCCACCTCGCGTAGACCTCCCTGTCTTTTGTAGTAGTGTGTCTACAATTTTCCTAGACTTTCAGACCTAGCTTTGCAATAGGTCATCAGGCTCCCCGGCTAAATTTTATTAAGTGCTTCTTCCAAAGAGTAACAAACCCGGGAGATCAAACCAGCGTCCAATGTCTCTGGATTTGGACTATTAGTATTAATCTTTGGATTGCGGCGTAGAAATTCTTTTAATGCTGCGCCGTCAGCGGCTCTGAGGTACATAAAAATGTTCATGTAGGTGTTTATGTAGCGAGCCGAAAGTAATCTCTTACAAACCGATAATAACCCTAAATTAGCGGGTCATCGTATTCTGGAATGTTTTCATTATAAATTTTGTCCTCTAAGTTTTTGATCTCAGTTACTAAAGAAGTGGTTGCAGCAATAGCTACTTCCACCTCTTCAATACTTCTTTTTTGACAAAGATAATGTTTCCACTTTTGAAGCTCTAGGTAACAAAAATGCTGTTTGAACTCATAGGCTAGTGATTGCTCAACGGTCATTAAATTTTGCCTCGGCCTCCTCGAATACATCTTCAATATCGCGTCCATTAATCCTTACATCAACATCTAAACCGAACTTTTCAGCGCATAATGTAAGATTTCTGAAAATGACTATGAAAAAGTTTGGAACTGTATCCGTGAAACCCCATTCATAACCGTCCCGGTTGGAACAGTTTTTAACCAATCGTATTTGATTATCTAGGGTTTTCATTCTTGGGCCAAACATTCTTTTGAATCTATCGGCCTTTTCTGGGTTAATGATCTGATCTTTAGACATTTGGAATAAACCTCGATGTAGTTTTGCCTCTTTTAAAGATTGCGTGTACATTACCTTCTACGTTGATACCGAAATACACTTTTTCAGAATTAAGAAATGGTTCTAGGTAAACAGGTAAATAGTCATCTGTAAGCCAGTTCATATCTTGTTTCAGTTTGAGTGCAAATAATTCTGCTGCTGTATGGTCGTAGCTCTTTGAATAAAATTTAGTAGTGATTTTGTAATCCATGAGTTAAAAAAAATAAATTTGATAGAGATAGAAAGGGAGTCTTTACCAGACTCCGTACATTTCCTTAAGTTTGTTACGAGTATCAATACCTCTATTGAATAATGCCTTTAATCCTGTATCGTCATTTTGCCAAGCTCTGCAATCATTTCTCATAGCGTTGTTTTTTTCAATCCTTTCAGCACGAACTTTGATGTACCACTCTTGGTCAAATGATGCTTTGATAGCATCGCACTCAGCTTTAGCTTTAGCAACACCCTCTTCAGTAATACGTGCAGCCTCAGCGTGAATCTCTTTAGTCAACCACTTCTCTAACTGAACTGGTAACTTAGCGAATCTTTCCCATTTTGCTGCTTGTTTAGCATCTGCGGCTGCTTTTTTTTCTGCTGCCTTTGCTGCTTTCTCTTCGTCAGTAGCTTTTTGAACTTTGCTTTTGCCGATCATTTCAGCACCGTGGCGCTCACTTCTGAACTGGGTGTACTGAGTCAAGTGGCCATTAGCTGAGTTTTCGCCGTATCTGTAATTCCAGATCATACGAACATAAATCTCAAACTTTGTAGCTTCTCTGCGCTCTTCAATGGTTCTTTCGTCAGCGATGTAATCGTAAACGTGACCATATACGCGACCCTCAATAAGATTGTTTGAGTAGTTGATATTTAGGTCAGTTTTGTAGATGTACTCTTGGTCTGTCATGTGCTGACCAACTCTTTGCTCTAATAAATTAATCGCCGCGTCAGCCTGTGCCTGAGCATCTTTAACAATGTTTAAGTAGTGAGGGTAGAAACGTGGCTCGTCCCAACCAAAAACCTCAGACCTTTCAGCTAATCTTTTTTCAGCGTGGTTAATGTAACGTCCGGTGTAGACGCGTGGGTATTTAATGTTGTTTTCTTTGTGATGATCTACCTGATTGTTTTTGTGCTTACAAGTAGATTGAACTTCAGCAATAAATGCACTTGTGATTGTTTCAACTAAGTGGTGCTTAAGATGTTCTGGTGTTGTGAAAGTCATTTGCGAGAAAATGTAAAGGGCGGCCGCCTCCGGCCATAACATAATTATGAACCATTATGAGAAAAAGCGCAACTGTGACCATCTATAAGATTGAGTTTTATTAGAAGATTGTAATATAAATGTCTAAGATGTTTACAAATGTAGAAGAATGATTCATAATAGAAGTATGGGGGAGGCCCCTTTTTCACTCGCCCGATTTCCTGACATGAAAATCATTCTCGATCTTAACGAAGAACAGCTTGAAAACTTTGAAATGATACTACAGGAGGCCAAAGCTATGCTTCCTGATGATGACGAAGAGTTTCAAGAAGCTCACGAAGATAGCTACGCCGGTACTATCCGTGAGATCACTGAACAGGCTGCAAAGCAGACTACTGTTTTTTCTGTACTCCCTATAAAGGCTTAAAGATGACTAAGAATGTTACACACATCACTTGGGACAACGGTATTATGCTCAAGTCCTACGACACATTTGTTGCTATGCGTAGGTGCGATGGCAACCACAAAGTTACTTCCAAGTTCCACAGCAAAACAACTACTCGCCAGATAAATGAGTTTTTTGGTGGTGCTGAAGAAGCTGCAAAAGCAGAAAAAGTACCACAATCAGATATGGATACTTTCGGTAAATTTATCGAGGAATATTCCAAGCTGTCTAAAGATGAGCAGATTCACTACGAGGCCAACACACAAAAATTTTTAAGGAGAGTTTCTAATGTCTAAAACAGAAGAACAAACACTTTGGGAAAAGAAAGAGGCTTTTATTATGGCTGATGCCGAATACAAGCAGCTTTGCGAAAAAGTAAAATCATTACACAAAAAACTATGGGA